ACATCAATATTCAAAACAGTCGCCGACCCCTCCCCCCCCATCAAAAAGTCAAAAATCCTAGGGTTTTCCCGTTTCTGCTTCCTACAACGTCCATTATGTAAAGTCGAGTCAAAGTTATGCACAGAAAAAAGCATACCAATTGCAACAACTCAGAGTTATGCACCGCAAACTGTGGATAAGTTTTGGATTTGGGTTGTGGACAACTGGGTCGGCTGGGAAAAATCGGGGGGAGAAAGTGCGAGAGGGGCGGAGGGTCGCTTCCAGGGGTACCTGCACCACGATAGCCAATCCCAATCACCATGCCAAACCGATAGCATTTACCAATAAATACTTTTTTAAGAACCCATAACCTAACCACCAGTCAATGCCTCGCCAAGGGCTTTAAACAGGGCTACAAGGCTTCGTTAGTTGATGCCTGTGGGATGACAAGGACAATGCCTTCTCGTGGCGTATCGGGCCTTAATCCCAAGTTGTAGAAAAGTCTGTATGTATCAATGATCTCAAGGAAGCCAGCCGACATATCGCCATCACCAGCAGCCAGGAGTGTTGCCCGTTCTGCTGGCCCGAGCTTTCGCTGGAAGTGTTTGACGTTAGGGTCTGCTGGTCTACCCAATCCATAAACGCCCATTTGAATCACCATCTCTCTAAAAAGTTATCCACAGGCTGAGTCCAAAAAACTCAGCAACCCCAAAAACCCCTGCAACGCCTTGACCCTTGACCCCAACCCTAAAGGGTTGGGGGTCAGGGAGGGTCAACTTTGGCGCTGTTTTGCCCCTTTTTGACCCTAACCCTGACTTTGACCCTAGGGTCATTTAGGGTCAACCAATTTAAAGTTATCCACAGGTTATCCACAGTCGTTTTTGCGCAACATCATGGTACTCGCCTGCACCTCATCCACCATGATCCACCCGTGTTCGGTGTTCTGGATCATGTCAGCCTGGAGCAATGCGCCGATCAGTTTGTCGTTATACGACGGGTTGATCATGTTTCGCACGGTGCGCTCGGCGTTGCCGTCTTGGGTCAGTTTGTCTTTGAGGGCTGACCGGCTGAGATAAGGCAGCTCGTCTCTGGTCTCAGCGCCGGATGCCCACCAAGCGTTTTCCCATGTCTTGCGGTGGCCGTCGATCTTGGAGTCTTTCTTGGTGGGTGCGGCTGGGGCTTCGGCTTGGATGGGGATGGCGCTGGTGACGGGTTGGTTGTCCTCGTCGTACCAGCTTGGAATGGTCACTTGCTGGAGGTCGAGGTAAATTGGCTCGGCCATTTCGGCGTCTTTGGACTTGCGCTGGACCAGTTGCATAGGCTGGTTATCTTTGCCGGGGATGACGCTGATCTCGATGTCCAGTGCTCCTCGCCAAGCGCTTGAGCCTCGGGCGCGGTGTTGGGCCTCGTCTGAGACGCCTGTGTGGTGGACCAAAATGACGGTGCAGTTGAACTCCATCATCAGGTTGCCGCAGGCGTCCAGCATGGTTTTGGCGTCTTGGGCGCTGTTCTCGTCTCCGGCAAGGAAGCGGTGCAGGGTATCGACCACCACGACCTTGGGGGTCTCAGGCAGCATCCTGATGTGCTCGAGCACTTTGAGATAACCGGCTGGGGTGTTGAGGTCACAGCCGTGCTTGGAGAGCCACATATTGAGCTTGCCCGATTTGTGGTGGTGCTTCCAAGCGGCGATTCGGCCTCGCAGGCCGTGGTGACCTTCGCCTGCCAAGTAAACGACGTGGCCTGGGCGGACCTTGTTGCCGCACCAGTCTGGGGTGCTGCTGGCAATGCGCAGGCACCAGTCCAGCACCACAAATGTCTTGCCGCCACCTGATGGGCCGTGAACCATCACAAGGGCTTGGTCCTGAATCCAGCGCTTGACCAGCCATGAGATGGGGCTGGGCTGGGCTGAGAACTCATCGGCAGGGATGAGCCAATCATCATGTGTTGGTGCAAGAAGGCTGGCTAAGTCGTTGCCAGACTGCACATAATCGTTGGCATCACCTTGAACAGGTGGAACCACTGTGCGTGCACCGTACTTGGCACTGGCCTGCTCGGCGTAGCGTTGGCCAACACCAGAGGCGTCGTTATCGGCCACGATCACGATCTCTTGGGCTGGGCCGTGCATCTCGCGCAATTTGCCCGTGACGGGCACCAAGTTGCTGGCGCTGTAGGCCACGATCACTGGGCGATTGGTGATCTCGTGGATGGTTGCCGCGGTGGCGAAGCCTTCGGCCATATAAAGTGGGCCAGGCTCATCCAGTGAGCCTAACTGCCAGAACTTACCGCCAGTTTGCCCACCGGGGTGATAGAGCTTGCCGCCATCGTGGGCAATGTACTGAAGGGTGGAGAGCGTGCCGTCTTGGTCGTACAAAGGCACCATCAGGCGACCGTCACCCGTAATGCGTGCGCCATGCACGCCAATGCCCTTGTTGGATAGGTAAGGGTGCTCTGGGCTGGCTGGGTTGGCTGTGGCCCAGATTTGCTCGACTGTCTCGCTGGCGACTTGGTGCTGGCGAATGATCTCCGCATCCCTCACTGCCTTTGACTCGGCAAGGCGCTTAACGTGGATCATTTCTTCGGTGTGCGTGAGCTTTCGGCCAACGTCTGCCTTGAAAGTGGCCTCGATGCCAGCCCTCCAGCAGCCAAAGCGTCCCGCGGGGATGCCATCGCCAAACACCAAGTACCAACCGGGCTTATCAATGCCTGGCTTGCCCTTGGTGCCAGATTTGAAGCGGTGAATCTTGCCATCCATCTCAATGTGATCTGGCGGCTCTAGGCCAGCGGCCCTGATGGCGTCAATTAGCTGCGCCTCTGGAGATGCAACGATTTTCTCTGCTGGTGGCGACCAAGAGCCGCCGAGGATGTTTGAAAGGTTGGCCATTAATTAGTCTCCGCAGAAGCAATAGCTTCTTCAATCAAGTCAATTGCAGCATCCCAATAACCAGCTTTTGCTAGTTCTAAGGCTTTTTCTAAAAGTTGTTTCATTTCAGTCTCCACAGAAGCAGGAGATTGCTTCTTCATTAGGGTCAAACATATCGGTTTGGTTAAATGAATACTGGTGCATCTGAGCGTAAGTTGGCCGATCAATTGCAAAGTATTGCCCATCACCAGTTGTGCGTTTTGCAGCTTCTGCTTCGTGATTCATCCACCAAATTGCTCGTTCTGGCTTCTCTTTTATCAGGCTAAGAATTTGAGATTTTGGCTTCAAATAGCATAAATCGCAGTTTCCATGCATGGTTTTGCCGTTGATATTTGGCAGTCCGAGATCAAAGACTTGTGCTTTCCAAAAGTTTCCAACCTCTTTTGAAGTCACCCCAACTTGTGCCAATGGCAAAAAAACGGTCTCATACTTTCCTTTTGGGTTTGGGTTTGCCCTAAATTTACCGACCCTTCTAGGCTCATCAGCCCTTATGCCAATGAAGCAATCCCATTCATCCCATCCGACTGCTTTCAAATATCTGTGGGTGGTTCTTGTTTTCATGTAGTCAGAGCAATACCTTGCTCTCCCATTGGGAAGTGTTGGCTCCCAGCGTTTAATCAGTGCATCAAACGGCTCCCCATTTCTAGACGCCGTATCAAAATTCACCGTCTTGACGGAATGTTCGCCATCAACAACGCAGTATTCCAGCCAAGAAATAGGCACGTTCCATTGATCTGAGCAGTCCTGAATAAAGCGTAGCGTTGCTTCTTCTTCTTTGCCAGTATTGCAAAAAACCACCTTTGCCTCCTCCGGCAGGCTCATCTGGTGAGCCTGAAGCACCCGCCAAAGCATGTAAGCACTGGTGCGACCGCCGCTAAAGCTGATGCAGGTCGGCTCTGTGATCTTGAATGGGTCAGCCATGCGTCACCTTCCGGCTTTCCAAATAGTCTGACAAAGCCTGCAAGACCTTGTGCGTTGGGTTTGCGTTGGGGTTGTCACGCACTTGGCGAATGGTGTTGTAGTGAACGCCAGTGGCCTCTGCCACCTTGATTGGCATTCGGTCTGAAAGTGCGTGGCGTATCTGTTCTAGGGTCATCATGTTTTGTCCTTGTTAAAAAAAAATGTTGTGATGTGCGAATCATACGCTATAATGTCGCTACACCACAAACAGATTCCCTGACAGTGGTGCAAAAAAGGAGAGCCAGATGGCTATCAATTTGAAATCGACTGGCGGTTTAACTGCCAATGGGGTGAAGTTGCTTGTTTACGGGCAAGCAGGGGCTGGCAAGACCACTTTGGTCAAGACTCTGCCCAATGTGATCGTATTGTCTGCTGAGGGTGGTTTGCTGTCCATTCAGGACGCTGATCTGCCCTACATTGAGATTGCAAGCATGGATGATCTGCGTGAG